CACGCAAGAAGCTGGCAAGCAAGGCATTGGCAGCGGTGTGGCCAGGGCAACAAGCTTGGCCAATGGAGAGAAAGTTAGCTATGAAACGATTAAGCGCATGGCAGCATTTTTCTCGAGGCATGAAAAGAATAAAAGCGGCGGAGAGGATGATGCAGGCCGAATAGCATGGCTCCTCTGGGGATCTGACGCTGGTAGGGCGTGGGCCAATCGAATCATTAAAATGGTGGAAAGCCGCAAAAAACAATCGTGAGCGAATACGTCCGCGTCATCGAAGAAGAAGAAGACGGCATTGGCATCATGAAGGCTTTGTGCATTTTGTCTGCGCACGAGCATCGTGACACATCCAACTGGCGGCTCGTCGAAGAGCAGCATTTCAAGAATGGGCGCCTCGATGAAACGCACATTTTCGTGCGTAGTGCCTACGACAAGCCTCACGAATATTTTGAGCCAGTGAAAATGCTGGTTTTCGAGGCGGAAGCCATTGCCAAGAGCTATGTGATGGAAGGCATTGAAAGCCAGCTCGAAGGACTTCAAGGCGACGACGAAGACGACGACTGAGCTGCGTTGACGACAAAATTTGGCATGCCCAAAAGCCAAAGCACGGAAAGGCCGTAAAGCCCGCTAAGCGTGGTGATTTGCACTGCGGACGGCTCGCTTTCTCCTCGTTCCATGCGGCAGTAAGTGGCGGCACCAATATGAAGTTCGCGAGCAACGTCGCGCTGTGACAGGCCGCTATTAAGACGGGCTTCTTTCATTCTCTGCGCCACGACCAGTTTGCGCTGCCAGTGTGGCATGCGCAGCGCATTGACCGAAGTGTTCAGAAAATGACGCACCGTGTTTCACCTGTGGAACAAGAACCATAGTTTACTACATTTATTTCGTTAGTTTTAATACATGAGCGAAACTTCTTTCCGCTACGATGTCGCGCCCATAGAAAAGTATGAACTAACCCCCGAGGGTTATCTTCGTGCTTGGGCCACAATCGCTCGCACTGGAGTACAAATGTACTCCGATGCGGACGGCAGTGTTAGGCGCGAATATCGTCCCGAGCAAGAAGTGGCGTCTCCTGAAAGCCTCGCTTCATTTGCGGGCAAAGCCATCACGCTTGAACATCCTCCAATTCTCCTCGATAGTTCCAACACAAAGGACTATCAAGTGGGTTTTTCTGGTACTGAGGTGGTCTATGACAACGGTTTCGTCCGTGCTGTCATGACTATTACAGACAAAAATGCCATCGAAAAAATCATGAAAGGAGATGCAAAGGAAGTTAGTGCTGGCTATCGGGTGGAATACGATTCCACTCCTGGTGTGACGGACGATGGCGAAAACTACGATGGCATTCAACGTGCCATTAGTGGTAATCACATTGCTGTGGTTCGTCGGGGCAGGGCTGGCCCACAAGTGAAGCTGCATCTGGATCGCCTGGATGCCGCTGACCCCCAATTACTTCTTATCAAAGAGGAACCATCTATGACTGCAAAAGTCAACTTCGATGGCGCCGAGTTTGAAGTGAGCGAGAGCGTTGCTCTGGCGATCACTAAAGAACGCGATGACGCCAAGATGTCCTACGAGGACATGAAGAAGAAATACGATGAAATGATGTCCAGCGCTTCCAAAATGAAGGAAGAGATGGATGCCATGAAGAAAGAGATGCAAGGCAAGTGCGATGCTGCTGAAGGTCGCGCTGATGCCCTCGAGCAAGAGCTGGAAGCCGCTAAGGCTGACCTGGCTGTTGCTGGTCAAGTGAACATTGATTCGCTTGTTGAGGAGCGCGTTGCTCTCATTGACAAAGCTCGCACCAATCTGGATAGCGAGTTTGATTTTGCCGGCAAGAGCGCCCGCGAGATCATGGAAGCCTCGATCAAAGCTGTTCGTGGCGACGCTGATCTGTCGGAGCGTTCCGACGATTACGTTCAAGCAGTGTTCGACACCTTGGCTGAAGCCGCTCCTCGCAGCGACTCTGCCTCGACTGACGAACTGCGCAAAGCTGTGGCATCCATTGCCACTCCTGTTTCTGCTCCTGCGTCCTACATGGACAATCTGCAGAATGCTTGGAAAACTCCCCTCTCCGTTACTAAGGAGCGCTGATTATGGCCGTCGTTTTTTCTTCGGTGAGTTCCGGGACGGCAGGTGGCGTGCAGCAAAGCTATGCGCTTGAGCTGACCGCACTGCTGGAAGGTCAACTTTCCGACATCCGTGACAACACTATTGGCACCTACATCAACGAAACCAACGCCGTCCTGGCTTTCGGTAACGTTGTGGTGTACAACTCTGGCGGCACTGTCGCCAACTCCGCTAAGACCATTGGTGGCACTGGCGAAACCGTCGTGGGCGTGAATGTGCTCACCTACGTTGATGAAACTGCTGAAGATTCCAACAGCCGCCCTGGCGTGAAGGACGAGCAAGTGCTCAACGTGGCCAACGAAGGTGCTGTTGCCGTGTATGTCCATGGCTCGGTCACTCCCGCTACTGCCGTGCGCGTCATTCACACCGCCACTGGCGTTCAATATGCTGGCCAGTTCCGTTCAGCTTCCTTGGCTGGCAAAACTGCTGTCCTGTCGAATGCCCGTTATCTCACCTCCGTCACTGGCTCTGGCCTGGCGATCGTTGAGCTGAACGGTCCTTCGTTCACCCTCACCGCTGACACCTGATAGGAGGCCCTCCAATGTCTGATTTCCGTATGGATGAAGCGGGTCTGTTTCTCGAGCGTCAGCTTGAGTACATCCGCCCTCAAGTATTTGAAGTGGCTTATGCCGACATCAAATACCCCACCATTCTGCCTGTTACCAGCGAGGCTGGTCCTGGCGCTCAAACCTTCACCTATCGCGTGATGGACGCGACTGGCGAATTCAAGCTCATCGCTGATGCTGCTGACGATCTGCCCCGTGCCGACATCAGCCAAGTCGAGAAGAGCATCAACATTCGCTCATTTGGTGGTTCGTTCGGTTACACCGTTCAAGAGCTGCGTGCCGCTCAAATGGCCAACATCGCCCTCGAGCAGCGTCGCGCTTCTGCCGTTCGTCGTGCTTACGAAGAGAAAGTGGAAGAAGTGGCCATGTTTGGCGAATCTTCCGTTGGCCTGCAGGGCTTCTTCAACAACGCCACTGTTGACGTTGTTGCTGCTGACAAGTGGTTCACCGATAGCGGCACCACTGCCCAAGAAATGCTGGACCTGCTGAACTATGGCGTGACTGCCATCATCAACGGTTCCAACATGAAGGAGCAGCCCGACACCATCCTCATGGCTTGGGAAGATTACAACACCATCTCCACTCGTCGCAATTCCGATTCTTCGGACGTGACCGTGATGGAATACTTCCTGCGCACCAACCCCTACATCCGCAACATCGAGCCTATCAATCAGCTTGATGCTGACAAGAGCATTCTCTCGAAGAATCGCATGGTGTTCTACAAGCGTGATCCGCAGAAAGTGCAACTGCACATTCCGCAACCGCTTGAACTGTTCCCGCCTCAGCAGCGTGGCCTGGAATTCATCGTTCCTGCTCATGCTCGCGTGGGTGGCGTGGCCCTCTACTATCCCAAGAGCGTTCTGTACTTGCAGGCTCCCTGAGGATAAGCAAGTGATGGGCGTTAAGCTAATGAACAGTTCTTTTGAACACAAATGTTGATTGCTTATCGCCCTGAACTTGAAAACCCGCCGCGTGAGGGAGGGTTTGGCATTATCACTGATGCTGGCATGATTCAGCTCAGTCCTGGCGTCAACACTGATGTTCCTGAAACCAAGTGGGATATTGCCCGCAAAAATGGCACTGTCAAGCGGCTTATGGCCCTTGGGGCCATTGAAGAGGTGAAGGAGCAGGCCACCATTCAAGAGGTGCCTACCAGTGTCAACACTCTCATTCAACTGCCATTGAACGAAGCATTCCGTCTGCTTGAAATCATGCATGACGAGGATCAGCTTCTGCAATGGAAAGGAAAAGAAGGTCGCGTGAGGATCAGGAATGCCATCAATAAGCGCCTGGAAAACATTAAGGCGGGGAAGGTCTGATCATGGCCGTCACCTACGCCACTTTTCTGGATCGCTTTCCTGAGTTCACTCCCCACCCATCGGGAATTGTGAACGGAGCCCTTGACGAAGCTGCAGCGGATGCCACCAGCGATGTGTTTGGCAGTCAAACTGACAGAGCCGTCAAGCATCTCGCAGCTCACATTATTGCCATTCAACTTGCGCAAATGGGCATCCAAATTGGTGCCACAGAAGGCAAGGTTTATGGCAATGGCCTCGATGCCACGCAATACGGCCAAGAGTTTAAGCGCATGCTTGATACCGTCGCCGGATCTACCACCGTTGGTTTCGTCGTATGAGCAACGTCCTGTCGCCACTCGCCAATGCCACTTTGGTCTGGCAAGTGGCTTCTGGATATGCACAAGATGCGACCACTGGCAATTATGTGGCTACGGCCACTGGCATCACTTATTACGCCTCCCTTAAGCAAAAGAACAATCCTCGATTTGACTATTTGCTGGGAGCTGATGCCACTGCAGTGTACATGGAGGGCAAGCTAACTGATCCCCTCACGCTTTCTGGAATTACGCCTGGAAGCTCCGCTGCAGCAACGATCAATGGTAGAGAAGGTCGGTTTGAGCTGTTGCCAAACGAACAAATTGCTGAGCATTATTGGCAGTTTCTTGGCACACCAATCAGAGGCATTTTTAGACTGGTTGGTAAAGGAAGCGTACAGAACGTCTGACGCTTAACCATCTTCTTTCCCATTGAGGACTTTCTCATGCTCTACCACCCGACTGAACTGGTTAAGAGCCAAGACGTTATCGTGCGTGTTGGCTCGATCACCGGCACTTCCCGGCCCATCATCACTCAGAGCGGCGCCACCTTCACCGTCAGCGGCGCTCCTACGCTTTACACGCTGCAGGCCGCTACAACGGCTTCTGTGGCCTTTAACGACGG